AATGGCATCAACTTCTGCTGCATTGCCGCCTCCGACCAAGGGATGGGATACTCGTGAAAGCCTCGCTGACATGCCGCCAGACCATGCAATCAAGTTGGATAACTGGTTCCCTGAAACCGATAAGGTGACGGTGCGCCGGGGCAGTTCAGCCTGGGCGACCGGCATGTCGGGGGCAGTGCAGTCTTTGATTGAATATATTCCGTTAACCGGCGTCGGTCAGCTTTTCGCGGCCAATGCAGGAAATATTTATAATGTTACGGCGACGGGCGCGGTTGGCGCAGCGGTTTCGAGTGGTCACTCCAACGACAAATGGCAATTCGTTAACATGGGTACGTCGGGCGGTCAGTTTGTTCGGCTCTTCAATGGTCAAGATACACCTCTTTTGTATAACGGCTCGTCCTGGGCGACGACCGCTATCACACACGCCGACCTCACAGCCACCAGTCTTATCTGGGGTAACCTCCACCAAAAAAGGCTTTGGTGCGGAGAAGTAAACAGCCTCGATACGTATTATGGAGCCGTCAACGCGATCTCAGGAGCGTTTACAAAATTCCCACTTGCTGGCGTCGCATCAAAAGGCGGTTTCATTATGGCGATGGGAACTTGGACACGAGATAGCGGCAGCGGCCAGGACGATGTAGCTGTATTCTTGACCTCTGAGGGCGAGGCGATCGTCTACGCCGGTATTGACCCCTCTGCATCCGCTACATGGTCTCTAATCGGCGTCTTTGAGATTGGTAAGCCGATAGGACGGCGATGCATCGTAAAAGCTGGCTCAGACATTATTTTAATGACCCAGGATGGTTTTGTGCCACTTTCTGGCATACTTTCTATGGACCGTTCTCAATCGCGATTAGTGGCGCTGTCTGATCAGATATCACAGGCTGTAAATGATGCCGTGCGATCTTACGGTACGGTTTTTGGCTGGCAGCCCATCCTATACCCGAAAGGTGTCATGTTGATCTTCAATGTCATGCAATCAACGACTACATCGCATCAATATATTTTTAATACAATTACAGGGGCACCCTGTAAATTTACTGGTATGAATGCGCTCTGCTTTGGCATCTTGAATGATAATGTTTACTTTGGTCGTTCTGACGGTACTGTACATAAATTTGATGATGGCACTAGTGATGCTGGAACGGCGATAGCTGCTGATGGCCTCCAAGCATTTAATTATTTTAATTCAAGCCAGTCGAACAAGGTTTTTAAACTTGTAGAACCGATTTTTGAAAGTAACGGCAATCCAAATGCTGCTCTTGATCTTAATCTTGACTTTCAAATTAAAACACCAGTTGGTATCGCCGCTGCTAGTCCAACTCGTTCTGGCATCTGGGGAGCTTCAAAGTGGGGGTCTGGCATCTGGGGAACGGCGGGTCAAGTCTATCGAGGCTGGCGTGGCGTTCGAGGGAAGGGTAGAAGCGCATCTCTCAGAATACGGATTGACACAACTACGGCGCGGCCTTCTTGGATCGCAACTAATTTTACATATCAACTGGGGGGCCAGTTATAATGGATATTAGACCGGCCACGATTGAGGATACCAATGAAATATTCTGGTTATTGATGGATATGGCGACTGAGAATACAGATCGTGAAGTGAGTGTGGCCGGTGCGGTTGATGAGATACGTCGAGTGACTGGATTAGGTGGGTGTATTGTTGCGGTGGAAGATGATAAGATAGTTGGATCGGCAGGGATTAGCCCGCAATCACCTTGGTTTACAAATGATATTTTTCTTGGCGATAGTTGGTTTTATGTTCATCCAGATTATCGGATCAGTACGGCAGCAGCAAAAATGAAGAAATCTTTACAGAGTTTTGCTAAACACGCCGGAAAGGATTTAGTTCTAGCGGTTCATTCAACGGATAATGCCGAGAGAAAAAATAAATTTTTTGCACGTGATATGGAACTGATGGGCAGTTCTTTCGTTTTTAAAGTAGAGGAGAAATAAAATGGGTTGTACATGCGAAGATGATGACCCTCCTGCACCAATCGTAATCAACGCGCCTGCAAGTGCGGCTGCTCAAGCAGACTGGAACCAGGACGCTGCTGAGAAAACCCGCGCTATGAATATGGTTAACCAGTACACGCCGGAAGGGTCTAGTATTTGGGGGCCAACTGGAGAACAGATTAGCGGTATTGATATGATGGGTGTGACTCAAACTATGTCACCGGAGCAGCAATCATTATTTGATAGTGCGAATCGAATGAAGCAAGGCTATGCCGATTTTGGTGAGTCTCAGATGGGTGATGTCCAGGATATTTACGGGACGGCATTTGATTATGGTCAATTCGGCCCGGCACCGACGCTCGATGAGACTAGCCGAGCCGTAGCTCGTGCTAACATTATTGCTCGTAATCAGCCGCAAATGGATCAAGCTCAACAGGCTTTTGAGACTAAGATGGCGACGCAGGGCATCCAAGCCGGGTCAGGTGCTTATGATGATGAGTATGCTAACCTTGCTCGTAGACAAAATGATTTCTACTTGGGCGCTGATGCGGCAGCCGGTAATGAAATGGCACAACGGTATGGCCTTGACATCAATGCTCGCAATCAGGCCATTAATGAAGCCTTAAATGCGCGTAATCTGCCGATGTCGGAGATGTCGACTTTCATGTCTGGTTCGCAACCGGTTAAACCTAGCTTCTTGAGTACGCCGACGACGACCGTTACCGCACCCAATCAAGCGGGTCTTGAAGTAGCCAATATGAACGCGCAAAATTTGTACAATATGAACAGCTACGCGCAGCAACAAGCTAACAATCGTGCTAATACTCAAGGGCTATATAGCCTCCTGGGAGCTGGAGGCAACTTAGCCGGTGGTTACGCTTCTGGCTGGAAGTGGGGAGGACCATAATATGGCTAGAGGCGATATAAACGAATATTACGATCCACGGCATGAGCGTCAAATGGCGGAGATGCTTAAGCGAAGCCAGGCGATGAATCAAGGCACGCATCTTGGTGGCCTGGCGTCTCTGCTTACTCAACTGCACCGTGGCTTCCGTATGCAGAAAGATAGGAAGCAACGAGCAGATACTACTGAAGCAGTTGCTGATGCAATGAGTAAGTCATATAAAGCTCCCGTTGAAGGCAGTGTCGAAGAGTTAGTTAGCAATATTGATAATGCCAGTATTATGGCTGATCCAGATGAATATCCAAAACTAGCTGAGAAGTTAAAAAATCTTTCCGGCACTGGCGCAGTCTCAACAGAGAGCGAGATGATAGATAAAGATGCATTAAAGCAACAAATGGGGGTAAAAGATATATTCCCACAACTAGCGGAGCAAATCGACCCTAATCAGCTAGGTGGTCGCACACAACTTGATAACGCTTTTGTGGGTCGTGATACAGTGGCCGCCCAGGAAGGCTACGACCCTTACAGACGCGCTTTAAGCAATCTTCGAGCTTTAGGCGGCGACAATCCTTATGCGGCTCGTATGGCAGCGAATATGGGTATGCAGCAGGCCGGTACGGCTCGGGCTGCGCGGATTGCGGCGGATGTTCGGGATGAGGAGCGTAGACACAAGGCCAGTCTTTTAGAAAAAGAACACGCACGCAAAAAAGAATTGCAACAGCAGGCTGGCCCCTTCGGTGGGAAAAGCTCTGAGATGACTTACCGTCGTATTTTACAGAGAGCTTCTCCAAATAGTAAGCAGTATGCGGCTGCGTACTCAGCCTTAGCTGCCGGAAGAGTCACCGTGACACCCGACGGAAATACAACGACTGTCACGCCTGATATGTCTATGTATCTGCCTCCTACGTTTCGGGTTGGTGACGGGCAGCCTGCGACTGCTGTAGTTCCCCAGCCTGCGGGAACTGTCGGACAGCCCACCATTATTCAGACGGGACGTAGACTGCCTCGCCTAACATCGGCTGAGAAGAAGGTCGATATCGAGTTCGCTAAGCATTACGCCGAGGCGTTTATTGGCGGCAAGGCTGCCGACACGCAGAAGCAGATCAATCAGCTTGGCGTCTCCATTGAATTGCTGAAGGGTTCCGACAATATTACTGGCCCTGCAATTTCCGCTTTGCCGGATGCGTTGCGTGAGCGGTTTTATCCTGCCAGTGCTGACGCCCAAGAGAAAGTGGCCGAGGTAACACAGCGTAACCTCAAGGCTGTCTTAGGCGGGCAGTTTACAGAAAAGGAGGGTGACAAACTTATTGCGCGGGCATACAACCCCCGCCTTGAGGAAGCCTACAACATCCAGCGGGTGACCGCCCTCAAAGATGCCATCCAAAAAGCATTTGACGCTAAAGTGGCAGCAGCTCAATATTATGAGGGAGAAGGCAACGGCTCCCTGCGAGGTTACAAAGGCACGAAATTTTGGTCTATGGCTGATATTGAAGCGCACGCCCTGGGGCCAGCGGGTGTCTCTGAAGAGGACATTCAAGAGACTATGCGGGCTAACGCCATGAGCAGGCGGTCCGTGATTGATAAACTCAATGGAGTGACGCCCTAATGGCAGGTAAAAATTTATTCGCCCCGCAAAAAACGCAGCCCAGTCAACCGGGTAGAAATCTATTCGCTCCTGGCGCACCTGAAGTTGGCATGCCTTGGGGGGATGTGTTCTCTCAGGCGTTTGAGAACGCCCCAGAAGACGGCAAGCTGATGGTAAAAGAATTTGCTACGATGGTCATGGAACCAAGGCAGACGGCTAAGTCGCTTTGGCAGCTGGCCTCCGGCATGGTTCAATTGCTGATACCCGGTAAGCAAGATAACGAGAAAGTTGCCCAGGCCGTCGGGAAGATGTTTATGGATCACTACACCACCGTAGAAGGTTTTAAGAAGCACTTTGCCAAGCGCCCTTTAAGTGTCATTAGTGACGCTGCCGGATTAATTTCTGGTGGGGCAACCTTACTGGCAAAGCTGCCAGGCAAGGCAGGCAAGGCAGCCGCCTTTGTACGCAAGTCCGCCGACGTAGCCGACCCGATGATGCTACCCATTAACGCAGTGTCTAAAGTCATGAACCCCAGAACGGGCGCAAAAGTAAAGACACTGATGAAGGAAGGCGTCAACCCAACTATAGGGCAAATCCTGGGGGCCAGCCGTGGCGCAGGCCGTATCGTGGATGTCGCGGAGCAGGCTCTGAGTAGTGTCCCGGTTTTAGGCGCGGCACCAAAAGCCGGTCGGCGCAGGGCAGCGCTACAATTAAACACCGCTGCTGCTAACCGTGCCCTAGCTCCTATTGGAAAGAACGCTGACGGAATAACTCCCGGCGCTGACCTAGTGGCGCACGTCCACGACACTTTGTCGGCTGAGTTTAATCGTATCCTGCCTTCTATAGTGATGAAGCCTGACATGCAGCTGATTGACAATATAATAACTGCCATAAAAAAGCACGGTTCTGAAATGACGGAGATGTCGCGGACGCACTTGGATCACGTCGTTAAAGAGATTGTCAGTAACCGCTTATTAGAGGCGAAGCAGGCCGGGGCTAAAGTTATCCCAGGGAAGCTGGTTCAAATTATGAAGTCCGACTTAGATCGTATATCTGCCGATTTAATGGCCGGGACGACCCAAGCAGAGCGATCAGTTGGGCGGGCACTTGAAGACGTGTCCAGTGCCGTCATGAAGAACCTGGAGCGGTCGAACCCCTCCAAAGTAAAAGAGCTAAAAGCTGTCCAAGAAGGCTGGGCAAATTATGTACGCATCCGTGAGGGCAGCACAAGACCAAACGCGCCAGAATTAGGTATGTCACCAGTGCAGCTGGATGCTGGTGTAAAGGCCGCCGACAGGTCAATGCGGAAGGCTAGGTATGGAGAAGGCCGGTCTCTCATGCAGGATTTAAGCAGCGCCGGTAAAGAGGTGTTAAAATCAGACTTACCAAGTAGTGGCACCACTGACCGGGCACTATGGGCATCGCTGTTGGGCGGCTCCAGTGCGGGGGTTATCCCCTTTATTGATCCACTCGTGGGTCTAGGGGCGACAGTCGGCACAGCAACCTACGCGCCGTATATACAGGGCGGCGTCGCCCGCCTCCTAACTAGAAGGCCGGGGGCAGTACGAAAAGTAGGTAGTGGTTTAGGTAAGTATGGCCCCACGGTAGCCAGGGCGGCCCGCCTCCCAGGGCGCTTAAAGCAATCGTTAGAAGAGGAATACAGATAATGGCTAGATCAGGCGGAACTTTTACCAAAGCAGTCGTAGACTTCGTCTTCGACACCGTTATATCCGAGACGGATATGAACACGCTTATTGATGATATAGGCGACGAAATTACTAACTCCGTCGCGGTGGACGGTCAAAGTACTATGACCGGCGCTCTCCAGATGGGCAATCAGAGGATCACCGGCCTCGCGGTCGGTACGGCGGTCGGCGACGGTCTAACGCTTGCGCAAGCCCAGGCTGGCGCAATGAACTACGTCGCAAGCGATACAGGAAGTGCTGATGCGTATGCTATAGCACCTTCGCCAGCCGTGGCAGCTTACGCCGCAGGTCAGGTCTTTTGGTTTAT